ATAATTTGTGAATCTGATTTTTTAACGCAGCGTTTTCTTCAGCAAGTTTCTTTGCACCCGGGTTAGCAACATTGTGTTCTGTTGCAGCTTCATTTGCAGAAGCTTCAAAATTTTTCTTTGATGCTTTTTCAAATGCTACAACTTTTTCAAAATCTTCCGGATAAAAGATTTTGTTTTGGAAATACAAATCTTTCTTTGCGCTTCCGCTGAGGCTTACTTCTTCTCCCTTTTTATAGGGGCGGCATCCTTTACCATCATTAGTATTGATGCGAGTTGGTTTGAATACCTTGAAGGTTTCAACTTTGTTGATAGTTGCTTCATCCCAAGGAGTAATTTTTGGTTTTACAATCAGTTCCATTTTATTCTCGCTTAATTAGTTTATAAAAAGTTTGGGCGGTTACGCACCGCCCGGCGTTAATTCTAGTCAACATTCCAAATATCAATTGCTGCATTTTCCGCAGCTGCAAAAGATTCAGAGCTTCTTAAAAAGAAATTGCCATAACGGTGAAGTGAAATTTCAATTTCATCTGATTTATGAGAAGGCTGATCAGCAATAGAAAGCTTTTCAGTTCCCCATAAAAGGACAAAGAATTCCGGCCAGAAACCAAGCGCTGCAGCAGCATCCGGGAATTGATTAGATGATTCGCAAGCATAATTATTGACCAATTTGTTTTCACGTAGCATTATAGCTTGGCCGGAAACTTTTGGTGTAATGTCAAGAACAGATTTAACATCAACAGACATTCCCCACTTGAGGTCCTCCTCACGTCCTTTTGCTTTAGCAATAAGGCGCTGGAAGTTGACGATCTGTTTCCAACCAATTGTTGAAAGTGTTGCAGCTGCTGGACCAGTTAAAGACAAGAAGCCGGATGGATTATTACCAAGTCCATCACCGTTAATACCATCGTAATCCAACTTAACATCAGCAGAATTATAAAGGTCTCTAATCAACAATTGGTCGAACCCGCCTACGCTTGGATCGATGTTCATAAACATTTGGCGGCCATACTTGGTATTTCCGCTCATTCTTTTTTGATCAACTGTTTCCAAACCAACAACAACGTAAGAAGTAGTTGCAGCAGTATTTTCTGCAACGTTATACATTGTTAAACCGGAAACAATTTTCGGCATTTGAAACTGACCTTTTAGACCGGTGATGATTGTTGCACCAAGTCTTCCAAGAACAGTATCGTTCCGAAGAACTTCTTTCAACATATCGCCACGGTAAGTAGGCTGAACTAAATAGCCGCCTTCAGTTGTTGTGCCCATGGAGTGAGCGCGCTCAAAATATTCCGGGAATGCTCTAAGAAGAGCAGCGTTACGCACATCATTTGGAGTTAAGATTTCACCAGCTTTACAAACATCGCCAGTCATTTTTTCAAGAGTATCGCTGATTTCAAACTCTAAACCAGATCGCTTGCCACTAGCCAATGTTTGGATTGCACGAGTAGCTGAATAATCTTCCAATTCCTTTCCGCTCATTCCAAGATTGTTAAGTGGTTTGTTTGAACCGCCGCCGGATTTAATTAACAAATCTGTGGCTTTTAACAAATAAGTTTTAACTGTGTTCGCATCAACTTCTTTCCCTTCGCGAATTTCTTTGACCGTTGCTTTGGCCAAGTCTTTTCCAGCATCAGAATAATTTTCGGATGCTTCTAGAATCTCCGCAATAGCTTCCGCGCGGAGCTGCTCTTGAGTTACTTCTTTTGTCTCTGCCATTGGGAGACCTCCTTTAGATTGATTAATTGTGATTTGTTCTTGTAAACTTTTCTGACTAGCCAAAATGTTATTGAGAATTTTTTGCAGATCGGGATCGTCAGCTTTAATGCCTTCCGTCATAGCACGTTTTAATTTTGCTGCAGCGTCTGCGCCAATTGGAACTAATGACAATTCTTTTACTTTCCACCAAGTACGCACTACCAAAGGTGTGTCGTCTTCATATTCATTTTTATATTCAACACCATCAACAATAACTGACTTGCCTTTTGGTATTTCTACAGTCTGGGTTTTATCGGTTTCGTAACCAATAGAAACAGAATCAATTGTACCGTCTTCAACTTTTTGGCGGACTTGTGGTTCAGCAACACTCACAAAAGTTTTGCAAAGCAATTCATGTTCATTGGTTTCCCAATTTCGGGCGCTGCCTTTAGCATCGGCAACAGACCAGCGGCTGTGCGCATCAAGCAAAACAGCTTTATCATTTTCCGGTTTAACGCAATAGCGCATCGGGAGTATTTCGCGAATCATTTCCCAGCGAGTCCAATCAATAACTTTTGCCGGTGCGTCTGTAGTTGCAATGGTGTCAATACCATCATCCAGAGACTTACCCTCAGCACGATGTAAAACAGCAGTTGCACGGCTGCACATACCGCCAAACTCATGCGGGTTCAGTTGATCAAGTTCGAGTCCTTCAATTTTTACATTCATTTTATTCACCTATCATTTATTCAATTTTGTACAACAACGGCTTTACCGTTCTTCTTTGGGTCAGCAGCTGGTTCCGGTTCTTTCTGTACCGGTGCCATTTGTTTGTAGTTACTACCGGGGAATGTTAAACCCGCAGCGGTAAAAGCATCTTTCTCGGCTTTTTTCTTTTCGATAAACTCTTCCAAGCTCCATCCGTTTTCTGCTAAGAATTCTTCGAATAGCCAAGCATCGTTTGCAAGCATTAACAAGATTGCTTCAGCTTCATCTTTAGGAGATACCCACTTCCATGCACGGCCTTGGAACCATGGCTTGTTAAACTTTTCGAATTTGGAAAGAGGCAGCGGAATGGATTGAGTCATTAAACCCATTTTTAGAAACTCGGCAAAGTTCCAATTAAGGAAGTGATCGCGCATCCAAGAATGAAGACCTTTCCAAGTGTCCCGTTCATCTAAAAGATTTGTTCTGCTGGATGTGTAGTTAACAGCTTCGTAATTATTAGCAAGCGCAATGAAGGAAACATCGAGCGCAGAGGCTATACCTCTTATTGCCCATTTCTGGAATTCCCCTTCTTTACCGCTCGGAGATTTATAATCTATTACCCCGGCCTCCATTCCTTTAGGAACTATTAAAGCTTCACCCGGCATGGATGGCTGAATTAACAAAGAAGGATCTTTCTTTCCGTTAGCATCAACAGCATACTGACCGCCTATGTTGGCAGCGTTCATTTCATCACCAACAGCATTGTCTTTATACTCATACTTAATAGTGCGGTTGGCAGCTGTGCGGGCATCAACTAAAATTGCTTCTTCGTAACCGGAAAACATTTTTGTACGGATTGCAACCGGCGCAAACCAAGGAACGCCGCGTACTTGATCGGAAATTTCTTGAACAAATAAAAGCTTCAGCTGAAGCATTCCATTGTCATCATACATCGGCACACGATAGTGACCTTGCAAAAATGAAACGCCATACATCATTGCAAAAAAAGGATCTGATTTTTTTAACCAGTATGCAACCGGCTTTAAGTAGGAAGTTAATTCTACACCAAGCACAACCATGTTGCCGTTTGGCAAAACACCGTTAAAGGATTCATCAAGAAAATCGGATTTAATAAGCTGTAGTTTGTAGCCATATTTATAGCTGGTATCCCGCACCGGCTTAACAAGCACATCCCCATCAGTTGCAATTTGCGTAATGATGATGTTGTTCATTTCACGGAATACAAGCTGCTCTGTAACTCCGCAATTTTCCGGCAGACACCAATCTTCAAAAGCTTCTTGAATAATCATGTTGGCAACTTTATCATACTGCCGTTTCCAAGTACCGTCTGGCTGCTTAACCATTTCTGTTGCGTTGTTGCGCAGAATAAAACCATCCGGCCCAATAACATGCTTCTTAAGCATCTTCAAATACTTAACAGCCCAAACATCATTTTGCGCAAGCCAGCGGCTTCTATTACGCAAACTCACCAGACCTTTATAAAGTGAGCCGTTGATTGTATCGTAAATGTCAGTCCAATCGGAAGTTAAGTTTGTATTTTGTGCTGCCGAAAATCCACGCTGAGAAGTGATTTCGTTCAAAGCATTCTGAAGAGTATCAACAGAATTTTTAACAGCTTCAAATTCTGTTTTGGCTATATATTCATTTTTAGAAACAAGCCCGAAACGGGACGCTATGTTTTCAAAAAGATTCATATCATCCAAAAGATGTTATTACACGTGGTTGAATTGAATAACCAAGCTTGCGTTCTAAACGGAGAATTTGAGAATCAATTTCTTGCAGTCTTTTGAACTGAGCTTGTTTTCCATTACTGCCCATGCTTTCATAATCGCGCTCGGCAATTCTTTTGCGCGCGGCTTTAAGAGAATCCAAAACAATCTGATCATCGCTGCGTGTATCTTCGTTGCTGGAGAGAAGAGCTGTAACCGGTACGGATCCGGTAAACTGGCGCGGTGCAGAAACCTTGCCTCCGGTTTTAGCAGTAAAGATGAATTGAAAATCGTAAGTGCCGTTGGAAAGTTTAGCGGTTTCCTCTGCATCTGCAAGAAAATCAAAACCATCGGAACCATCCGCAGTACCGTCAATCGGAAATGGAGAATCGCTTCCCTTTTTTAACACTAATTGGCAATCGTAATCGCTGGATGGATAATCATCGAATGATTCCGTGAAGGAGAAGGTAGTACCGGCTATTAGGTCTTGACTTGTAATTTCCATTGCGCGTAAACCAATGTTTTAATGGTTCGTTTAGAAAATCAACTTATAGGTTAATTTCTCACGCGCGTATTTTATTTAAAAAATAATTTTAAAACGGTATGTTTCGTGTGTGTTCTGTGTGTGCTAAAACATGCAAGGCTGAGAGATAGACTCTCAGCCGGATTGTCTTCTTGGATTTAACAATGCATTTTTATACATATCTACAAGTTCATCAACTTCGTGATATTCAAGTAATGTATTAACAAAATTTCTTTTGTTTACCGGGAATCTTTCCAAAGAAGGATGTTCCAAAATCTCAGAAAGTTTTTCATTGCTTTCCTTGCTGATTCTTATTGGAGTATCGGTATCAAGTTTAACATGCAGTGCCATAACTACCTCACTTTATTTCGATTAACTTTTTTCCTTTTGTCAGTCTAAAAACTTTGCCGGTTGGTCCGTAAGTATTTTTACTGTGTCTGCATCTTCCGCTTTTACCGTTGCGCGGTTCATAATCCGCGCAATCATTCCCGCAGCTATTGTACATATCGCCAACATCGCCGCAAGTTTCATTTACAGTGCAGAAGAATAAACCGTTTCCATACTCAACTTTCATTTCTTCCAAAATGTATTCACGTTCAAACTCGAACACATTTTCTTTCCAGTAGCTTAAAGGGTAGCACATTCCGTCTGAACCTTTTTCCATAAATATTTTGTTAGACATTTGATGCCTCAACTAGTTTAGCTTTCATATTGTGCCCACTTACAAATTTTTTAGGGCGACTTTTCTTATCATAATTTTCAATCCACGTCCCGCAACCACATGCGCACTGTATCTTAAAACGCAAATGTTTTTTATTCTGAACATACTTTGTTATTGGGTGATCTTTTATTTCGTGAAAATGTTTTTTAGCATGTTCTTTATTTGAGATTAACTCCAAGTTCTCAATTCGATTATCTGTTTTATCACCGTTCTTATGGTGGACTGTTTCGTCCTTATCCAAAAAACGATTAAGATACTTTTCCATTATATAGCGGTGTTCCCTTACATAACAGAATTTCTCATTCTTGCTCGGATGATTTGGGCAATAAACTAAAACATAACCATTGCTCTTATCAATAATTCTGTTGTCCCCTTTCCTAGTTTCAAACCAGTCCATTGATGTCCCCCTTCGATTCTACATAACGTTTAATAGCTTGGTCAGCTTCATACCAAATTTGTTTTAATCCGCTGGCGTAGGTTTGCGGGTAGCCGCTTTGCTGATCTGATAAAAGATTTGTTGCACCTTCAATAGCAAAATCTAACATGCTTAGTTTTGCTTGAAGATGATCAATTGGATTTTCTGTAAGAGGGCAATTGTTACAGCTAGTGTTAGACGTACACATGACTGACTCCTTGTAGTTTAGACAAAATGAAAACCCAAGATTTGTCTGTGCTACAAGGTAACACCCACACACCTCACGATGTGCGGAATCTTGGGTTGTTGTGTTTTCTTTAAAACAAAACAACCGCAATAACGGTGCGGTATTCCCGCCTTGTACTTCAGACGGCGGAAACTTAATATTTCGTTTTAATAATTGCAAGTTCATTACAGCTTCCACGAATCTACCCACGATTGCCGCTGTGGTGGTTTTTGTTCTTGTTGTTCGCTAAAAAGATTTCCTTGCTTCGCTTTATCGGCCAGCTTCATTAAATCTTCTGTAATGTTC